ATCAGCCCTTCACACACGGGTCCCCGCAGGCGCCGCCGCCGTTCACGCCGCCACCCGCACCCGCAACGTCACCCGCCCCGAAGAAAAAGGGGCCCTGGATCACGTCGAAACCCGTGATCGCCATCGGGGCGCTGCTCCTGGGCCTCGTGCTCGGCACAGCCGGCGCCGGCGGCGGATCCGCAACAGCTGGTGCGACCATCACGCAGCAGGTGACCACCACAGCCACCGCCACAGCCACAGTCACCGCCCAACCGCCGGCCCCGGCTGGCACCTTCAAGGACGGGACGTGGCTCGTGAACAAGGACATCAAGCCCGGCCAGTACAAGTCGGCCAACGAGTCCGGCAGCTGCTACTTTGCTCGGCTGAAGAACACCGAGGGCACCGTCGATTCGATCCTCGCGAACGGTAATCCGGGCGGGCCTACGGTTGTGACGATCAAGCCGACCGATGTTGCGTTCGAGTCGGTCCGTTGTGGAGAGTGGCAGCCGGTCTAGGCAAGACACGGCCCCCGTCCTCTGCGTCGGGCGGGGGCCGGGATCGGGGGCCGATCAGATGAACCTCGCCCACAGGGAGACCGCACCGAAAATGATGGCCGCGAGGCCCGCGAGTGCCCCGATCGTGGCGTAGAACCGCGCCGTCGGCACCCACTTTTGCGCGGACTGTTGCGTGGACTGATCCACCGCCGCCTTGGCTTTGGCTACCTGCTCGGTGTTCTGCTTCTCCAACGCGGCGGCGGTGTCCTCTCTCGCCTTGTCTGCGGCCACCAAATCCTTAGCCGCCGATGCCTGATCGGACCGGATCTGCTGCACGTCCGACTGGAGGCCGCCGATCTGAGTGCGGTGCTCGGTGACCTCGGTGCGGAGGTCGGTCACCTTCTCGGCGAGGTTCGCGATGTCTTTGGCGACACCGCCGACCATGCCTTCGATGCGCATGAGGGTGACGGGCACCGCCTCAGCCTCGCGCGGCTCGACGCTCACGTCACCGAGCCGGGATCTGCGACGGCGTGCTTCGGAACCGGGGGCAGCACCTCGGCGCCACTGAGGCTCGGCGACCCGTCCGTGACCGCAGCCGACACGATGCTCATGAGCACCGACAGCACGACCGCGAGCGCGACGACTGAACCGATCACGGCCCAGTTGACCTCGTGAAACGCGGCTGTGGTGCCGATGGCGGCGATGGCCGTCTGTGCGCCGGTCTTCAACGCGCGCTCAGCCGCTGCCTTCCAGAATGCGAGAGTCCACATGATTTCTCCTCTACTTGGTCTTGGCGTTCTTGATGTTCCGGTAGAGCACGTCGGCGTCGTAGCCCGACTTGACCTGGAAGTCGATCTCGCTCTGTGTGGGAGTGCGACCGATGAAGTTCGCGAACGCCTCCAGGACAGACTTGGTCAGCATCTCCGTGCTGGACATGAACAGGTGGCGAAGATCCTGGACCTTCATTTCCTTGCCGCTGTCGATGCCAGCGCCGATCTTCCACCACCAGTCGACATCATCGGCGGACGGGTCTCGGTTTCCGATGGCCTCGTACCAGTTGTGAATGTCGGGTGCAGTTGCGAGCATGGTGTCCTCTTCCTGGATTGTGGTTGGCGCTGCCGGAGCGGATGCTCCGTAGGCTGGGAGTCCGTATCCGTAGACGTACGGGTCGCGGCGGAGGCGAGTGTGAATGTAGACGCCGTTGCCCTCGGACGAGCCGTTGTCGTTGGTGTTGCCTTCCACGGTGGTGATCGTGAGTGCAGTTACCCCGATGACGATTCCTGTGTGTTCGTTGCCGCCGTTCGCGCCGAACATGACTTGAGCGCCGAGAGAGGGAGTGTCAGCCCATCTCCCTATTCTCTTCCAGTAGGCAGTCGTGGTGCCGGTGTAGGCGACAACCGGGCCGTGAGGGACTTTGCACTTGTAGAACACCCATTGAACAAGAACCTCGCACCAGGCGTACCCATAGGACCACTCCAGTCCTGGGACCTCCAGACTGTACTTTTGCTGGTTGTTCCAGTGACCATTAGAGAATCCTTCACGGTAGCCGACCTGAGACTTAGCCAGATCGATGACTTGCTGTGCTGTGGCCATCAGGCGTACTCCCCCGCGTACAGAATCTCGGCGGTGAAAATGCCGCGGAAATAGCTGTTGCCCACCGACGAGTACGAGAGGAGGGTGAGCGTGGTCGCGGTGCCCGTGGGAAGGGTCAGGTACACCTCGTACGCGAACGGCCCGTACTTGGCCGCCTCCAGGCTCACAATCGCCCCGGCCATGTTGGTGGTGAGCGCCCCCGCCGATGCGTTGATGGTGGTGGCGAAGTCAGCGGCGGAGCCGTAGCCGACCGAGCCGCCGTAGCGGATCATGACCCGGGACGCGAACGGCTGCGCCGGGATCACGATCGTCCCAATCGTCGTCCCGTTGGCAACATTGTCGACCTGGATCGGCACGGCGTAGTGCTTCGGCCAGGTGCGTGCCGCGTCGACGGCGGACGCCAAATTGTTGATGTGTTCCCACAGCCGCGTGTGAGCTGCGCTGGTGAGATCGACCCAACTAAACATGTCAGAGCTCCTATCAGGTGAAAGTGCCGGTGATGGTCGGGGGGGACAGATGAACGTACGGGGCTGTGGCGGCTTGGCCGATGCCGAGCCCGCCGGCGCCGCCGTTCTCTAGCAACAGCCTCCAGTCGGCTGGGAGTGTCCAGTCGACGGGGACCCCGATCGACAAGGCCGGGCCGGCTGTTGTCGCGACCGGACCAACCCATGCGCCCGGCTGATCAGACGCGCCGAGCAGCAACATCGTCGGGGTTTGTGCCGCGAAGATCCCGCCCGGGCCGCGGACAAGGGTCGCCACGGCTGCGGCGAGCGTCCCGCGGCCCCGGAACCCGGACCCGTACCATGCGGCGCCCCAATTCACGCCGCGGCCGGTGAAGTCGCCGCAATACAGGTCGGACGTGTCGCCACGCCAGGCTCCGCCGCGCCACGTCCCGGCCCGGATCGGGGTCACAGCCTCATCGTGGGCCGCTGCCGGCGGGATGACCTGCCCCAGGATGATCGGCGCGACGACCGTCCCGACACCGACACCAAGGATCGCGATCACATACGATGCGGCGTCGGTCGCGACGAGCACAACGTCATCGACAGCTGGTGCGATCGAGCGGGGGACCGCGATCGACACCGGGGCCGCCTGGCCGGCGAGTAGGACCGAGATCATGCCGCCGGCTGCGACAGCCTTGACCGTGCCGGTGGTGAGCGACGCCGTCATGACACAATCTCCGCAACGGTCAGCTCGAGCGAGGTCCGGGTGAGCGTGGTCCTCAGGACTCGGCCGATCATGTCGACGTCGTGCGCATAGTCGATGACGTGGCCGATGTCGCCGCGCTGGATACGGGGATCCGGCAGCGTCGTCACACGCAGATTCCCGGCACGACGCGCCGCCCGGAGCGTCAGGTTCTTTGCGACGTTCGACAGGATGCTCCGGTCAGTCGGGAGCGTCGGGGATGCGAAGAACCCGGGACGCCGGCCGTACGGGGGACCCCATGCGAGCGGCCCCCCCTGCATAACCCACGTCTCTGTCACAGGCGCGGTCGTCCCGTCTTCGGGGACCGTGGACACGCTGTAGCCGTTGAACCCCGAATCCTCCGAGTCGCCCGGATCCGTGGACAGTAGCCGGCCGACCGTCGACCAGACCGGGACCGGAGCCGTATCCGACCAGGGATCGGCGACGATCAGGGTTCCTTGGTCGTCGACGTAGGACCGGGCCGGCCACGCGTCGAGCAGATCCTGCATGCCCTGCAGCCGGTCACGGTCGACCGGTAGCGGCCCCATCGCCGGGTTAGCCGTGGCCAGTACCAGGACCGGCAGCGACTTGTCGAGCAGCGACACGAGCCCTTCGGCCCGGGTCGGGCCGGTGATCCTCACGGGGGCGAGCAGCTGGTCCCATTCGACGAGCTTCTCAAGCGACGCACACGTGACCTGGATCGTGTCGTCTACCGGCTTGGATGTCAGGATCCGCCACCGGCCGACCGAAACCCATTCGGTGCCGCCACCGGTGAGCCGGATCCCGATCCGGGCCCGGATCTGCTGCCCGTATGCGGCGAGCGGGTGCGTCGGGGTTGTCGCGATCCACTTCGGCAGCCGGGGTACGTCGAAACGTAGTTCACCATGCACGGCCTGTGATTCGTCGTCTGTGATCGACCAGGATCCGGTGACGACCGGAACGGGTCCGAGATCGGCGGTGCCGAGCCACGATTCCGCCGACATGACGAGCGACGAGGTCACACTCTGCGACAGGACCGAATCGGCGGCCGGCGAGATGGTCCTCATCACATGGCCTTCAGGTCTGCCGTGGCAATGTTGAGCAGCGTGGCCCAGGTCGTCGAGATCGCGAGCAGGGTGGTGGGGACGGCTGTGGCGAGATCGCCGAGCGTGTCGCCCATGACCGGGACGGTCGGATCCGGCGCCCCAGTCGGGAGGCCGACGTCGAGGACGAGGTAGCGGCGCCAGTCGGTCACGCGGTTGGTGACACGTCGTTCCCGCCGGCCCAACCCGATCAGCCACGGATCCTCAAGGCCCGGCTGCGAACCGCGGAGCAGCATCGGACGGCCAGACGACAGGATCTGCCGGACGGTCGCGAGGTTGTCGTCGGCGCGGAGCGTGAGCTTTGCTGTGTGTGCCCCGTCCGGGCCGAGGATCCATACGGTTGCATCGTCGGCTGTGTCCTGGACGTCGACCTGTACGGGTGTCGCGGTGCCTTCGATCGCGGTCTCTGTCCATTCTGCGACGGTGACTTGTACGGCGACCCCGCCTCGAGGGTCGGCGAGCACGGGAAGGTCCGAGGTGACGGTGACCGGGGCTGGTGTGATCGCCGTGACGGTTACGGTGCTGGGGATCGACCCGTTGAAGTAGATCATGTCGGGGGCGTTCGCCTCGATCAGGCAGGCGTCCGAGTCGAGCGTGAACCCGATCGGCAGCCCGGCCGCGTCGGTGTTGTACGCCCTCAACTCAACCTGGGTGTCAGACGCTGCTGAGGTGGCGACCACGTAGACCTGCGTCCAGACCCCGGCGGGGCAACTCACCGGGGTACCGGCCCCGGCCCCGGTCGGGGTACCGCCGTTGTAGAACTGGCACGAAAGGGTGAAGGCCCTGGTCGCTGAGGGGCGCAGCCACACCGACATCGTGTAGGGCGTGAGCGTGGCTACCGGGGTGAGGGGGGTGATCGTCCCGCCCGTGGATGCGGCAGCCGCAGCGGTCCACGTGCCCCGGTAGAACGCGACCCCGTCCTTCCCTCCCGAGGTCTCCCGGGTCGCCGTCACAGCCCCGCCCGTGCCCGGCCACAGGCTCCACCCGGTGATGTTCAACTCACAGGACGGATTGGGGCACAGGTTGGTGCGGACTCCGGTCGTCGACGCCCGCCACCATGTCGGACGGTTCAACGCCGGCACATCATCCAAGACCGTCGACAACGCGGGTAGCGCTGTGCCGCCCAGAACGGGCACCAGGACGCCCGACAGGTCATCCCGGTACAGATTGATCGTCGCCCCCGCGGGCGGGGCCGTGACGGTCAGTGTGAGCCGGGCACGGTAGCCGGTGACTGCTGCGGCTGTGAGTGCGAGGATCATCGCAGCCCGCCCCCCCGAGGTAGTGATGCGCGGATCTCGGCACGGATGATGCCGCGCAACGACGCCCCGTCAACGTTGACGTTCACGTTCGTGACGGGTGCTGGGACGAGCAGCGGAATCCGTGACCAGCCCGTGCCGCCACCGCCGAACAACATGTCTGACCGGAACAGGCCGGCCATGTTCGCGATCGCGTTCGCGTTGCCGGTATCGAGGAACCTGCCGATCCACCCGACCGCCGCCTCGAGCTTCCTCGAAATGTCGCCGACCACGTCGGAGATCTTGCCGAGCCCGAACGGGAGGGTGATGTTGCCGATCTTGTCGGACATGCGCCCGATCCAGTCGACAACGATCTTGGTGACTTCGATGACCTTGCCGAGCCCGGTGAGGAACAGGGACAGTTGGTTGCCGACAAGGTTGCCGATGAACCCGGCAACCTTCCCGACGACCTCGCCGACCTTCTGCAGCATCGCCTCCGTCTGTGCGGATCCGCCGGTCACCTTGTCGATCGACGCTTTGAAGTTCGCGAACCCCTCTTGAACCTTCGTAATGATCGGCGACACGTACGACGTGATCACATTCCCGACGACCTGCAGCACCTTGGATAGGCCGGTGCCGCCTTCCATGGTTTGCGACATGTACGACGTGACGCCGGCCAGGGCCGGGAGGAGCGCCGTGCCGAGCTTCTCCTGGAAGTTCCCAACCTGCGCGCTCAGACGGGCTTGAGATCCGACTGCCGTATCCGCCCCGCGGGCGAACGCGCCTTGCGAATCGGTCGTCTGCTGCATGATGAGCGTCAGCCGGGCCTGTGCCTGCGCCTGTGTGAGCGCCTCCCCGGTGAGCTTGTCCTGCCCGTTCGCGGCGAGGATGGCCGACACGCCCGTTTCCTTGATGATCAGCCCGTACTTCTGCGCCTCCCTGCCCTGGCCTGTCATGGCCTTGGACAGCGCGGCGACCGCGTCCTGTGACGATCCGCCGAACTGCTGTGCGAGATCCGCGCCGATCCCGATCAGCTTCTGTGTATCGCCGGCAACGTCCTGCACGCCCTGCACTTTCAGCTTCGCGCCGAGGACCGTCGCGAGCTTCTCATATTCACCGGATGCGAGCCCGACGCTCAGCGCGGCCCCGTCGGCCGCCGCTGCGATCGCCGGAAAGTCTGACCCGAACACGGTTTTAGCGGCCACGCCGGCCTGCTGTAGCCCGATCGCCGCGCCGACCGAATCCTTAACAAAGTCGACGACCGCAGTCCCGGCCTCGCTGGCAAGATTCGCGAGCCCGAGCGCCCCGGCCATCGCCCCGACAGCCTTCCCGAACTGCCCGGCGGCACCGGAAGCTTTCGTGTGCGCCGTCTCGACTTTCCCGACCGCCGTCGCGTGCGTCGTCGCCGCCGTCGCCGCCTCTTTGTGCAGATTCGACAGCGACCCCGTCGCGGCCGCGGTCTTAGCCGAAGCTGTGTTCAGCTTCCCGTGTGCCGTCGCCAGCTTGTCCTCAGCGGCCAGCAGCTGCGACGAGCCAGCCGCCGCGGTCTTCTTGACCTCAGTGAGCCGGGCCTGTGCAATCTCGACCTTACGTGCCGCCGTGGCCTCCGCATCCTGCGCGGTTCGAAGCTTCTGCTCGGCCTGGTACAGATTTTCCATCTGCCGAGCGGCGTCCGCGATCCCGGTCCCTGACGTCGTCTGTACAACGTCAACCTCGAGCCGAGACATGTCTTACCTTCCGAAAAGGTCAGCGGTCAGCCGGTCCCAAATCGGGGCCGGGTCGAGCTCGTACGCGAGCGGGAGCAGGAACCGATTCGGCGCCATACGCTCCGTGGGGACGCCGGCATGTACCGGCCACGCGTACCTCAAATCTGTGAACACGTGAACAGCGACGCCCGTATCGACGAGCGTTATCGACCCCTCGAGCCTCCGGGTCTTTTTCCGTACGGTCGCCCGGGCCTTCTCCTGCACGGCCTTGCCGACTTCGCTCCGAAACTCCGGGAAGTCGCGACACTTGGACGCCGCGGAGGACAACAGGCTCGTGATCGCCTGCTGTCCTCGCAACGTCACCAGAGTGCCCATCGTCAGATGGCCGGCGTCCAGATCGGCTTCGCCGTGCAGTTCATCGCAATCTTCGCCTTGAGCCGGGTCGCGACAGCGCCACCAATCTCGGAAGCGACGACGGTCACCGAACCCGAGAACGTCGGGCCGACCAGGTTCGGCTTCCAGCTGTAGGCGACCTGCTCGCCCTCGTTATCGAACAGGTACTTCTGCAGCCCGAGCGGGTCGGTGAAGTCCTGAATCGCCTCGATCTCGAGGACCCACGGATCCGTCGACGTGTCGGTCAGGATCTCTCCGTCGAGGACTTCCTCCGTGGCCGAGGCTTTCGCCTTCGGGGGCGTGAGCACGACCGACGTCGACTGGCCGGCGAACGACGCCGCGGCGAGAGTGAGCGTTCCGGTCTTGAGCCGGCTATCTGTTGATGACATGTCAGTCCTCCAGGATCGTGATGATTGCGAGTTGCGGGGGTTGTTCCGTACGGGTCGTGAACGACGCCACACGGGCCGACAGGATCCGTGTCACGCCCTCTAGGGCGTCCTCCACGAGCTCCTGCAGCCCGTCGAGGACATCAGCCGTAGCGGCGTCGAACTGGCCACCAGGGGCCAGTGCGATCACCTGCCACGACAGCGTCACCACGAGCCCGTCGTCGAGCGCGGTGTAGGTCCGGGCCGGTACCGGATGGAGCAGGATGCACGGCGCGATCGCCTGCCGCGGATCATCAGTCACCAGAACCTCAGCACCAACTCCGGCGACATGACCCGAGAGGGCTGTGACCAGCTGCAGGCGCCGATCGACGGTCTTCACGTCGCCGCCACCCCCGCCCCAAACCTGAACTTCCCGCTCGACCCGATCTGCAACAGTGCGCAGATGTCCGGGTCCGTCCGAAGGATCGACGTCAGACCAAGGTCGGGTGATCCGACCAGGCCGAGCGGGCTGTTCCGGCGCTGGAAGTAGCGGAGTGCGAGTATCGACGCGCCGAGCAGCATGTCGGGCTCGATCACCAGGTCCGGGTTTGGTACGACCAGACCCGTAACCAGGTCCACGACGGTCCAGACGATGTCGCGCCGTTTGCGCTGCACGAACGCCATTGCGGCCAGCGCGTCTGCCGCGAGCGCTTTGCCGTCGACGGTCCCGGCCGCGGGAGGAACCATGCCCCCCGCGGTCGCAGCCATCTCCGGCGTCAGCCAGTCGGACACGGTCAGACGCCCGTACCCGGGGTGATCCGGAAG